GTTCCTATACCGACATTACCTGAATTATCTTCTTGTATAAGTTTTTTCCAATTACCAAAAGTTCCACCAATACTTGCATTTCTATGATGCATATAGCCATTGTCTGTAAATCCTAAAGCATGAATATGTCCACCTGATGTATCGTTCCATTGTTGAAATGTCATTACACCATGATAAGTACCACCATCAGATAATCCATCTGTACTATTTTGTTTAAAATCAAATCTTACACCCTTTAATCCGATATCTGTTGAAGGTGTAACTGCTCTTGTATCGTGGACTTCAAAATTACCATCTGTATTTATTATTGTAGTTCCATCAAGTTTATAAACACCAGTTGCATCAACATTTCCACTAACATCTAATTCACTACCATTATAAGTTAATCCTGATTCTACATCTGCTGTGGTACTATTACCATAAGTCAATAATCCATTAGCAGTAGAGCCATTAAAAGATACTGTTCCAGTATTTGTAGTAAACCCAGAATCATTATTAAATTTACTTAATCCAATAGATGACAATGCAGTTGATACAGATTGATTGCTAGCATTCCCTAAAAATATTTTATCTTGATTTAAATTTGGTGTTGCTGCAGTTCTACCAGAACCTGCAATCTTTATAGCACCAGTACTTGCGTGAGAGCGTACAATGTGTCCCATATTCTGTATTAGTCCAGATTCTCCAGTAGGTGCAGTAGCAGTTAGTCCACCTGCTGTAGTAGATACAAATACTGTATCACCTACAGTAAATGCAGATGTATCAAAATTTTCTAAGGTACCAAAGGTAACTATTTGTACAGAATTATTTAAAGATGCACTAGTTGCAGCTAAACCAAATGATGGCATTTTATTTGCATCATCTGCATCCGCTTTACTTACAATAGGAGTATTACCTGATATACCAGATATATATACTACATCACCTTTAGATAATGCTTCTCCTGCTTGTGCATCAAATACAACTCTATCTGCTTCATCAGCAGAACCACCGCCTTGTGCTCCACTTAAGTTTACAATAGTTCCAGAATCGTTGATATATAGTTTATTATCAGAACGATTAAAAGCTATCTCTCTGTCGACAATGTCTGATGTAGTAGGTACACCACTACCTGCTTTTATTTTTAAAACGTTAGCCATTTAAATCCTTAATATGTTCCGCCATCAAAGGTAGTATCTACAAACCCTGCTGACGCTTCAAATGCTTTATTTACAACCCATTTATCTCCAGTAGACCTATACAACAATGTTGCATCAGTAGTAGGTCCATCTACTGTAAGTCCTGCTCCGTCTGCTGCTGCTGCACTTGCTGCACCTTTTGCTACTGTTATATTTAAATCTTCAACATCTAAAGTAGAAGTATTTAATGTAGTTGTATCTCCTAAAACTGTTAAATCTCCTGTAACAGTAAGGTTGTTACCTATTGTAACATTGTTTGGTAGTCCAATAGTAACTGCCGCAGTTTCACTTCCTGAGCCAGATACTTCAATTTCATTTGTTGTTCCAGATATAGTCGCAACATAATTACCAGTAGTTTTAGTTCCCAATGCAACACCATTATTAGCAATATCTAATGTAACTGCTGCACTTTCTGTTCCAGAATTAGCTACTGTAATAGCTGTATTACCAGCATCTGCTATAGTAGCTACATAGTTTCCTGTAGTTTGAGTTCCTAAAGTAACTGCATTATTTGCAATTTTATCATTAGTGATTGCATTATCTTTTATTTCCTCTGTTGCAATACCTAAATCTTTTATAATTACTGCTCCATTTGTAACAGTAAAATTATCGCTACTAAAACTTGCTAATCCTTTTACACTGCTAGTAGCGTCAGGTATGTCACTAATAACAACATTGTTTAAAGATGTTACAGTTATTGTACCGCCTGCATCTGTTTGTTTACCTATGTATAGTACTTCTGAAGCATTATCCCAAGCTATCTCACCATATGATAGTGATGATGGTGCTCCAGTAGTGTTCCATACACCTCTTTTAATTTGTAACGTATTTGCCATAATTTATCCTTTTTTAAAATCCACCACAATCTATTGTTTCCGTATCTAGTAAAACAGTGTCTTCAACATCAAATGATATAGTACTACCACTTACGCTTGTTTCTATACCTGTTCCACCAGCTAATGTATAACTTGAATTATTTAAACTAATTGTAACAGAACCTTCATCAGCATTTAATGTAAAACCTACACCACCAATAGATGTAATAGTTTGGTCTGCACTACCATCGTCATATTTTAATTCCCCGTTATCGTAAAATACTAATTTAGTATATACATCTTTAATTCTATTCGGCTTTGTTAAACTTCCACCCATTATGCATTAATCCCCTTATCGTCATAAGTCTCGTTATTCAGACTTGGTTTATCTGTATATGTTGTATTTTTTAATGTTGGTTTATCAGTATACACAACATTACTTAAAGAAGGTTTATCTGTGTATGTCGTTGTAAATAATGTAGACTTATCTGTAAATGTTGTTGTCAATAATGATTCTTTATCTGTAAATATCAATTCAATATCATCATTAAACGAATCATTCATTTCACTCAATGCACCATTAACTAAATTAAAATAGTTAATTCCTAATTCACCATCTTTCCAATTATTAGCCATTAATAACTCGTTTGTCTTACTTGTCTCATTCCAGATATACGCCCTCTATTAGCATACATCTTACCTTCTTTAATTCCTTTTTCAAATTTTCTTTCAAAGTATGGAGCCATCTGAATCATCTCTGGTTTAAACTCATATCCTTTTTGTATAGCTCTATCTACTAAATATTGATGAAACTGTACAGGTAGTTCACTTTGCTCATCCATTGCACTAGCTGCTTTATCTAATGTGTTAAAATGGTCAGCTTTTTTATAGTAGAACAATGTTACTGTTTGTGCACTATCTAAACTAGCGAATCTATTTACTTCACTAGCTAGTGGGTCATACAATGCTAACCCTATTGAATCTCTTTCAATCCAATATACATTTTCTTTTACTGAACGATTATATACTCTTGAATAATTATTAGACATTATCTAAATCCCTATATTTAGGTCTACCTTGTAGACGTTTAATTGTTTTAGCATTACCTGAATCATCTGTTAAGTCCACTGACTTTACTTCCAATATACTATCTTTTAATCCATAATAACGTTGGTTTGCTACTGTAGTAAATTGCGTAGCTTCTTCCAATAATAATGTTCTTGCACTAAATTCATCTTGTGCTTCATTTAACATAATAATAATTTCATTAGCACTTAACTCTGGATGATGCTTTTTAACTTGGTCTATCATTTGTTGCAACTTCACGTTGAACCTCCCTTGGTGGTAAATATGGTTGTAAAAACTGCACTAAATCACCAGATACTATTGCATATTGGTCTTTTAACCAATTATAATCTTGCGTTACTTCTTGCAAGCTTAATGTATAGTCTTGTATTGCTTTATTAACATCTGCTTGATATTTAGCTATATCAGCATTGTATTTAGCTAAATTAGCCTCATTATCTGCCATTATAGACTGCATTGTTTGTATTGCATTCTGTATTAATCTTTGTGATTTTTCTGCATGATTTCTTACGTTTACATCTGTTGTAAGTTGAGCAGTGGCTTGTGCTGCAGCTAAATCATTCTGTGCATCTGCAATATTTGCTTGTAAATCTCTTTGTACTTTATCAAGCTTTGATTGTATCTCAACTTGGTAATTTGAATTTTGTCCATTAAACTCATTCAACTCATCTTGTATTTGTGCACTAAAACTTGATAATTCAGTAGTTCTTAGTAATTCAGCTTTTTGAATTTCTCTTTGTACATTAGTTTGATGTTCAGTTACTTGTGTATTTATAAGTGCTTGATATTTGTTAAGATTTGCATTGAACTCTGCTATTTTAGTTTCATTATCTGCAGATATTGCTTGCATAGTATTTATAGCATTTTGTATTAATCGTTGAGATTTTTCTGCTGCATTTCTTGCTTGTCTGTCTTGTGATAATTGTGCATCGTTTTGAGCTTCTGCTAAATTGTTTTGTGCTATTACTATGTTAGCTTGTAAATCACGTTGAACTTTATCTAAAGCAGATTGATTATCTGCTCTAAACTTTTCAAGATTAGAATTAAATGTTACACTATTGTTTTGTATATCAGCTTGATAGTTTTCTAATTGCTGTCTATACTTAGATAATACGCTTTGTGCAAGTTCTATATCTTCCGATTCTATTAAATCGTCAAATCCAAAATTATCCGCAGAAGTACCTAGTTGAGTATAGTCTAAACTTAACGATGGTGCACTATAAGTAGGTGCACTTCCAACACCAGCGGCTCCTGGTGATGTAACTCCTGTATCAAAACTAGTTGTAACTACTCCTATTGAGCCTACGTCATCATTTCCTGGTCCAGAGTAACTTACTGCATTGATACCAGTTAAAGTAGGTGCACCTATACCAGTAAAGCTTAATCCACTTATAGAAGAACTAGGGTCAAAACCAGTTAAATTATAGTTTTCTAACTTATTATATGCAGGAGGACTACCCAAATTGATAGTCTCAGCAGCTGTTACTTCCTCGCTATTGGTTACAGAAGCTGCACTAGCTGTTCCTACATCATCATTACCTGGACCTGAATAAGTAACTTCTGTAAGTATTCCAGAACCAGTTGGAGCACTTATACCGCTTAAACCTGTACTTAACCCTACTAATGTTGCATTTTTAACATTTAAAAATTTTCTTAACATTTGTTGAGAAGCATACAATACTACTCCTCTATTTAATTCTGTTGGAAAGTTAGATATAGTAGATTCACTAACTGAAACAGAATCATCTGGTGTTATATGTACAACACTTGCAGTTTCACTAGCAGTAGGTGTAGGTAAAATATTTAACGTATTGTCTAATATGTAATACACTGGGTCAAACTTGCTAGTATAATAAATACTATTAATATCAGCATAGTTATCTCTGTCAGCAGAATTTATTTCAGAACATTCTCTGTTTCTTGTACCATCATTTCTAGTAACACTACACACCTTTAATACATCTGTCATAGAATGTGTAGGAGTAGAATTGTCTTTAGAAGAACTTTGTGTTAATCTAGGTTCAATATCCATATTATTCATTACATACTTAGTAATAAACTTTACACCTTCTACCAAATAACTATTAGCTTCTGTAGTATAACTACTAATACTTCCTGTTATTGCTTCTATATCTGTTTGAAAACTCATTTTTCTCCTTTAAAATTTTTTGGGGGAGTATATTGCAACTCCCCCGTATTCAACTATTAACTAAATTTCAAAATAGCGTGTGTTTCAGGTAGTTGAATTTCAAGACCTGCTTCTGTAAGAATCATGTCTCTTCTGCCGTCAACATCGTTGTTTTGAATGTTAGTAATAATTTGAGTATCTCTAGACTCACCGTTACCAGCTAGTGGTCTGTAAGCTACGTTGTTTAAGTCAACAACGATAGCGTGGTTTGCCCAAGGACCTCTTAATAGTGGTTCCATAACAAAGTTAAGAGTACCATATAAAGTATCTACTTGTGTTACGTTAACACCATTAAATAGTGATTGTCCTTTATCAATAGAAACACCATATGGTGATGAAGTTACACCTGCTCCAGCTCCTGAAGCACCTGTACCAACACCTGAAGCCATAGTATTTCCTAAGAAAGAACTACCACCTAATTTGTTAAGCCAGTTCATGATAGAACGTGAAGCAAGTACCATTTTACTGCCACCTGCACCAGATTCTGCATCAAAAATGTCTGACATAGCATCTACGAAGTCATCATATCCTGATGAAGCATAAGTAAATGTTTTTACTCTACCGTAAATTTCGGTGTATGGTAAGATACCCCAAGTTTTACGTGCAGCGTCTGTTGAACTTTCATCAGTTACACCATAACCGAATAGTAAAGCATTCTCAATGTCCATCTTATGTTCCATAAGTTTTTCTTGATATACTCTCATGTATTCGTTAGCGTCACCTCTGTAGCGTGTAGCTAAAGAAGTACCAGAAAATAGAGGTACAACAGTTTTGAAGATTTGAGCATATCCTTCTCTTGAGTAGAATTCATCTCTCCATCCACCTGCTGGTGCTGTATCGCCTTCTAAGTATGCTGAACCAATTACTTGTCCATTTGCATTGTCTGCAAATACCAATGTGTCTGCGTTAGCATATGTTGTAATCTCACCATTTTCTACACCTGTTTTCACAGCTTTAACATATTCTGCGTTAATAGATGTATCTATTGAGTTTTGTGTTACACCTGTAATTCTGTAATATGCAATTACTGGTGATGCTGTACTTGATAAAGTAGCTGTTGCTTCCATAGCAATCATTTGTCCTACTTGTAAAAATTCAGCTTTAAACTCTCCGCCACTTACTTTTCTTCCATAAATATCGTAATCAACATCAACTTCAAAAGAACTCAGATTAAA